GATGTGTTACCTTAAGAACAGGCGTTCCGGGTTTTCTTTCATGGCCTCAGGAGAGGTGGTTAACTTGGCAACCATATCAAGTGACAGTAGGTATGGTATATTATCCAAGTCCGGACCTGACGCGAAGAGTATGTTCACAGATAAGGTGGTACCCATATCGGTTAATTACCCCTTCTTTTTCAAGCCGATCCAAGACGGTATGGACCGTCCAAAGACCGAACTTGCCTACCGTGTCCCAGCCAGCAAACTTACCAGACGTAAGCTTACCAGTAACGAAACCTTACCGGACTTACAAGGCCTCGACACCACCATCGATTGGAAGAACACGGGGGATAACTCCTACGACGGTGAGAAACTCAAGCTCCTCGTTCATGATGAATCGGGCAAATGGGAAAAACCCAACAACATTCTCAACAACTGGAGGGTTACGAAAACCACGTTAAGACTTGGTAGTAAAATAGTTGGTAAATGCATGATGGGATCTACTTCTAATGCATTAGATAAAGGAGGTAGAAACTTTAAAAAATTATACGATGATTCAGACGTTACAAAAAGAAACCGCAACGGACAGACTCGTTCGGGATTATATAGTTTGTTCATACCTATGGAATGGAATTACGAAGGATACATTGATTCTTATGGATTACCTGTATTCGATACACCGAAAAAACCAACTATTGGGCCACAAGGAGAAGATATATATATAGGTGTAATTGATTATTGGCAAAATGAAGTTGATGGTTTAAAAGACGACGCTGATGGTTTAAATGAATTTTATAGACAGTTTCCACGTACAACAAAACATGCTTTTAGAGATGAGTCTAAATCTTCATTATTTAATTTAACAAAAATATATCAACAAATTGATTTTAATGAAGATGTTGATAATAAAAAATTAATAACCCAGGGTAATTTTCAATGGGAAGGTGGGATTAAAGATAGTAAGGTAATATTTTATCCTAATAAAAACGGTAGATTTTATATTACATGGGTTCCTCCATATAATTTGCAAAATAGAATTATAGAAAAAAATGGTATTAAGTATCCTGGCAATGAACACGTAGGTGCTTTTGGATGTGATCCATATGATATATCTGGAACAGTAGATAAAAGAGGATCAAATGGTTCATTACATGGACTTACTAAGTTTAGCATGGAAGATGCTCCTGCTGATATGTTTTTTTTAGAATATATAGCTAGACCACAAACAGCTGAAATATTTTTTGAAGACGTATTAATGGCTTGTATATTTTATGGTATGCCAATATTAGCAGAAAATAATAAACCTAGACTTTTATATCATTTTAAACGTAGAGGATATAGAGGTTTTTCAATGAATAGACCAGATAAGTTTTGGAAAAAACTATCTGTTACAGAAAGAGAAATAGGTGGAATACCTAATTCTAGTGAAGATATTAAGCAAGCTCATGCCGCTGCAATTGAATCTTATATAGAAACAATGATTGGATTTAATGGTGATGGTTATGGTAATATGTATTTTCAAAGAACATTAGAAGATTGGGCAAAATTTGATATAAACAATAGAACAACACACGATGCTTCTATTAGTTCAGGTTTAGCTTTAATGGCTTGCAATAAAAATAGATATGCTCCAGTTAGTAGAAGAAAAGTTGAATCTATTAACTTAGGAATAAAAAAATATGATAACACAGGAGTTGTTTCAAAAATAATCAAATAGATGGATATATCAACAAATTATTATAGTTCTTTTCCAAGTCAGACAGTGCCTGATGTAGAAAAAGCTACATTAGAATACGGTAGACAAGTAGGCCAAGCTATTGAAACTGAATGGTGGAGACAAGGCGGAAATGGAACTAGATTTGCTTTATCATATAATAAGTTTCACACATTAAGATTATATGCTAGAGGTGAGCAGCCTGTACAAAAATATAAAGATGAATTATCAATTAACGGTGATTTATCTTATTTAAATCTTGATTGGAAACCAGTTCCAATTATTTCAAAGTTTGTAGATATAGTTGTAAATGGTTTATCTAACAAAGATTATGAAATAAAAGCATTTGCTCAAGATCCTGTTTCATTAAAGAAAAGAACTGATTATGCAACTGCTATATTAGAAGATATGGCTGCAAGACCTTATTTACAAAACCTACAACAAACATTAGGTGTAAATGAGTTTCAAACTGATCCAGAAAAACTACCAGAATCAGAAGAAGAATTAGATTTACACATGCAGTTATCTTATAAGCAAAGTGTAGAAATAGCAGAAGAAGAAGTTATAAATAATACATTATCAAAAAATAGATTTGATAATATAAAGAAAAGATTTAATCAAGATCTAGTCACACTTGGTATTGGAGCAGTTAAAACAAATTGGAATAAAGCTAATGGTGTAACAATAGATTATGTTGATCCAGCTAGATTAATTTATTCATATACTGAAGATCCAAACTTTGAAGCTATATATTATGTTGGAGAAGTAGTATCAATGACTATACCTGAAATTGCAAGACAGTTTCCAGAACTAACTAATGATGAATTAGATAAAATTCAAAAAACAAAAGGTTATGGTAGTCAAGGTATTTATGGTTGGCAAACATATGATGAAAATACTGTAGATGTTTTATTTTTTGAATATAAAACTTATAACAGTCAAGTTTTTAAAATAAAACAAACTGATCAAGGATTAGAAAAAGCATTAGAAAAAGATGATTCTTTTAATCCACCTGATAGTGATAGATTTGATAGAGTTAGTAGAAAAATAGAAGTATTATATAAGGGAGCTAAAGTTATTGGTAATAATCAATTATTAGAGTGGAAGCTTGCTGAAAATATGACTAGACCTTTTGCTGATACTACAAGAGTAGAAATGAGTTATGCTATATGTGCTCCACGTATGTATAAAGGTCGTATTGAATCAATAGTTAGTAAAGTTACAGGTTTTGCTGATATGATTCAAATAACACATTTAAAACTACAACAAGTAATTGCTAGAATGGTGCCAGACGGTGTATTCTTAGATATGGATGGTCTTGCAGAAGTTGATTTAGGTAATGGTACTAATTATAATCCAGCAGAAGCATTAAATATGTATTTCCAAACTGGTAGTATTGTTGGTAGATCTCTTACACAAGAAGGAGATATGAATCCTGGTAAAGTTCCAATACAAGAACTTCAAACATCAAGTGGTAATGCAAAAATAGCTAGTTTAATTCAAACATATCAATATTACTTACAAATGATAAGAGATGTGACCGGATTAAACGAAGCTCGTGATGGTAGTTTAGCAGATAAAGATACATTAGTTGGTTTACAAAAACTAGCAGCTAGTGCTTCAAATACAGCGACTAGACATATATTAAACTCTAGTTTATGGTTAACATTAAGAACTTGTGAAAATATTGCATTAAAAATTGCAGATTCTTTAAAAAATCCATTAACTTTAAACGCTTTAAGAAGTTCTATATCTACTTATAATGTAGGTACTTTATCAGAAATACAAAATTTACCATTACATAACTTTGGTATTTATTTAGAATTAGAGCCAGATGAAGAAGAAAAAGCTCAATTAGAGCAAAATATACAAATGGCTTTACAACAACAAAGTATTGATCTTGAAGATGCTATTGAAATAAGACAAATACGTAATTTAAAATTAGCAAATCAAATGCTAAAACAAAAACGTAAACAAAAGCAAGCAAGAGATCAACAAATAGCTCAAGCTAATATAAAAGCTCAAGCTAATGCTAATGCTGAAGCATCGGAAAGATCAGCTCAAGCAGAAATGCAAAAACAACAAGCTTTAACAGCTTCTAACGTACAGTATGAACAGGCTAAAAACCAAATGGAAATACAACGCATGCAGCAAGCTGCTGAAATTAAAAGGCAAGAAATGGAGATTAAACATCAATACGATATGGAATTAAAACGTATTGAAGTTGAAGCTTTAAAAGAAAAAGAAAAATTTATTGAAGATAGAAAAGATCAAAGAACAAAATTAGAAGGTACACAGCAAAGTCAAATGATTTCTCAAAGAAGCAATGACACTATGCCTATTAATTTTGAACAACAAGATACTGGTATCACGCCAGTACAATAGTATTAACTATTTAATTATATTTTATTATGTCAGAAGAAGTAAAAAAAGAAGGCGACTTTAAATTAAAGTCAAAGCCAAAAAAACCTAAAAACTTAGGTAAAACTAATGATGAACCTATAAAGGTTGATTTAACAAAACCTGAAGCTCAAGGAGAAGTAATTCCAGAGATTACAAAGGTTGATTTAACTAAAAAAGAAGAAGATGCCGTTCAAGAGCGAAAAACAGAGGAGGTATCTGTGGGCAGTACACCCGGAGATAGCGAAAAAGTGGACGAAGAAATACGGGTCATCAATCCAGATGAACAATCCGATAAAGATGTTGAAAAAACTTCTCCATTACAAGAAATAACAGATGAAGAACCTGTAAAAAAAGAAAATAAAACAGAGGTTGTTGAAGAACAACCAAGTATTGATCTACCTGAAAACATTGAAAAACTTGTTAAGTTTATGAAAGAAACAGGTGGTACATTAGAAGATTATGTAAGATTAAATGCTGATTATTCTAACGTCGATGCAGATGTTTTATTAAGAGAATATTATAAAAGAACTAAACCTCATTTAAATGATGATGAAATATCTTTTGTTATGCAAGAGAATTTTGATTTTGATGAGGAAGTTGATGAAGAGCGAGACATCAGAAAAAAGAAACTCGCTAAAAAAGAAGCGGTTGCTGAAGCCCAAAGCCATTTGGATAAATTGAAACAAGAGTATTATGATCAAATATCATTACGCTCTGGTGTAACTCAAGAACAAAAAAAGGCTTTAGATTTCTTTAATCGCTATAATGATGAGCAAAAAATGGCCGAGCAAAAGCATGAGGCATTTTTAAGCAACACTAAACAATTATTTTCCAACGAGTTCAAAGGTTTTGATTATAAAGTTGGTGATAAAAAATTTAGATATGCTGTTAAAAATCCTGATACAATTGCAGATAAGCAATCTAATCTTAACAATTTCATTGGTAAATATTTAGATAAAGATGGAAACGTTCAAGATACAAGTGGTTATCATAAAGCTATTTTTTCCGCAATGAACGCTGATCAACTAGCCACTCATTTTTATGAGCAAGGTAAAGCTGATGGCGTAAAAGAAGTTATTGATAGTTCTAAAAATCCATCTACAGATGCGCCAAGGCAAGTTGCCAGTGGGGACGTGTTTATAGGAGGTTTCAAGGTAAGATCAATTAGTGGCGCGGACTCAACAAAATTGAGAATTAAAAAACGTAAATTTAACTAATTAAAACTATTGAATTATGGCTTTAACCCCACAATTTGGTTCTATAGTACCTTCTCCTGTACAACAAGCTTTAGCTACAAACTATTTAAGCTTTACAGGTGGTGCTAATGATTTCTCGCAACAATATTTGCCAGAAATTTATGAACAAGAAGTTGAAAGATATGGTAATAGAACTTTATCTGGATTCTTAAGAATGGTAGGCGCTGAGATGCCTATGACTTCTGATCAAGTAGTATGGTCAGAACAAACTAGATTACACATTGCATATGACGGATGTACATTTAACAGTGGTACTGGAGTTGTTACATTAAACCCAGGTGCTGCCGCAAATATACAAAACGTTATATCTCCAGGTGCAACTGTTGTCTTAATGGATAACTTTGGTGCAGAAGCAAAATGTTATGTTAGTGCTTCTATTCCTGGCGCTGGTGCTGGTGCAACTATTACAGTACAACCTTATACAGCTGCTAACTTAAATGCTGCTGGATTAGTAGGTGCTGTAAAAGTATTTGTATACGGTTCTGAATATGCAAAAGGATCTTCAACTCCAAACAATACTTCAGCTGCTGGTGTTGCTGCTAATGGATATGTAAGTGTACAACCTTCATTCCAACAGTATCAAAACAACCCACTAATCATTAGAAGTAAATATACTGTAAACGGTTCTGATACTGCTCAGATCGGTTGGGTAGAAGTTGCTACTGAAGATGGAGCATCTGGTTACTTATGGTATTTAAAAGCTGAGTCTGAAACAAGACTTAGATTTGAAGACTATTTAGAAATGATGTGTGTTGAAGGTGAAATCGCTGCTGCTGGTTCTGCTGCATTAGCAAACGGACAAATCGGTACGCAAGGTTTATTTGCAGCTATCGAAGATAGAGGTAACGTACAAGTTGGATTCTCTGCTGCTACAGGTATCAGTGACTTTGATGATATTCTTAGAAACTTAGATACTCAAGGAGCTATTGAAGAAAACATGTTATTCTTAGATAGACAGACTGCTTTAGATTTTGATGATATGCTTGCTAGCATTTCAGGAGGAGCTAACGGTGGTACTGCTTATGGATTATTTGAAAACTCAGAAGAAATGGCATTAAACTTAGGTTTTAGCGGTTTCAGAAGAGGTTCTTACGATTTCTATAAGACTGACTGGAAATACTTAAATGACGCTTCTACAAGAGGTGCTATGACTGGACCAAACTCTATTGAAGGAGTTTTAATTCCTGCTGGTACTTCAACTGTTTACGATCAAGTTTTAGGAACTAACATCAGAAGACCTTTCTTACATGTAAGATATAGAGCTTCACAAACTGATGATAGAAGAATGAAGTCTTGGTTAACAGGTTCTGTTGGCGGTGCATTTACTTCAGATCTTGATGCAATGGAAGTAAACTTCCTTTCTGAAAGATGTTTAGTAACTCAAGCTGCTAACAACTTTGTATTATTCAAAGGAGTGTAATTATTTATAAGGTAAGGGCGCTTCGGCGCCCAA